CGTCAGTCGAACCCGGAAAAAGTCGAAGGCCGACGCGCGGGCAACAAGGTCAACGCTCAGGGCGCCCCGGGCAGTGCAGTCGGGGAGAGCGGGGACGGGGGTGCATCAAGCGACAACCCGTCGTTGAGCGGTTTCGAGAAAGTGTTGGGCCGCGTGGACAAGTGGCTGGGCGGGAGTGAGCAGACGTGAAGCTGCACAAAGTATTGGCCATCAATGGCGCGCCCTTCGCCCTGGTGAAAGAGGACGTCCGACTGGACGCCACCAGCCCAGGCCGGGCGACCTTCACCATCCAATCCCCGGTGCCGGTCAAAGGCCTGGTGACGCTGGATATCGGCTACAACGAAGGCACGCTGCAACGGCACTTCATCGGCTACGTCGAACGCTGCATTGCTGCCAACGGCGTCGAGCAGGTGTTGTTCTGTCGCGAGCTGGCCGCCGTGCTGGCCAATCCGCTGCCGTTGAATCTGCGTCATGTCGATTTGCACGCCGTGCTGGCCGAGGTCAGCGAACAGACCGGCCTGCGCTTTCGCGTGCCCAATCGGGCCTACGCGAGTGTTAAGGCGCCGTTCTTCTACAGCCTGGCCGCTGGTTATCAGGCGATGGACAGTCTGGCGCGGGTGTTCAGCATCCCCGACTTTATCTGGCAGCAGCAGGGCAATGGCGAATTATTTGTGGGCAGTTGGGCCGACAGTTTCTTTGGCGCCCGTGCGCCGCTACAGATCCCCTCGGAGCTGTTCGACGGCTACCAGGGCAACCAAAGCGCGATGGTCGCGGCCCTTCCCGGACTACGACCAGGTGCAACAATCAACCAAGGCGAGCGGATCACCAGTGTGACCCTGGCCAACGACCAGATGGCCATCCGATGGAAGACGCAATCCGCCGTAGCGTAGAGCGGCAATTTCCCGAACTCACCGGTGGTTACCACCTGCCACGCTTTGCCCGGGTTGTCGCCGTGGCCGATGCACCGGCCGGCGCCGGTATTTGTGACGACTTCCGGCCGCGCTATGCGGTCGACATCGAGGTCTTGGGCCCAGACGGTGAGCCCGATCCGCAACTGCCCCAGCTCGCCGGCGTGCCGTTGCCTTTGCCCACCGGTGGTGAGGAAATGGGCCTGTATGCCTTTCCGGAGGAGGGCACCCAAGTCGTGGTGTGCTTCGCCTATGGGCTGCCGAACAAACCCTACATCCAGACAATTCTGCCCCACGGGCTGAGCATGCCCAAAGTGCCGAAGGGCGATCAGGTGTGGCAGCACAGCGAAGCCGCCCAGCAGCGGGTGGACGCCGACGGCAACTGGCTGCGCCAGACCGATGGCAAGATCCAGGACAAGGCGATCGAGCGCGAGATTGAAGCCCTGGAGAACCGCGAGAAGTTTCAGAACCACACGCAGACGATTGACGATCATTCGACCGAGTCAGTCGGAGGAGTGAAGACGATCGAAGCCTTGGGCGCGCTCAAGCTTCTGTCGGGTGGATCCGCGAGTCTGGCGGCCGTGGACGATCTGCACCAGGCCACGGGCCGGGATCTGAACCTGGTGGTGGGGCAAAAGCACAACGCCACGGTAGGTGGCGACATGCAGGAGAAGATCCAGGGTCTACGCAAGAGCGTTGCGGGTATGAGCCAGCATCTGCAAGCACCGAAAAACTGGATTGGTTCCGAAGAGGTCAATCTGTTCCAGGTCGTCTGCGATACGCTCGACCTGCTTCAGCAGATGAATGTACAGATGGCCGCTCACACCCACTTGCCAGGTCCGGTACCTAACCCGAAAGACGCGGAAGCCTTTACGATGAAGGCTGCACAAGCGGCAGCCCTATTCGGAAAGCTTAAAGGCATCACTACCTAAGATCGCTAGCTTAAGCCGACGGTGGGGTTTTTTCTGAGGTTTGATTGCTTTTGAATAGATTTTTTCCGTATACAGCTTTCCAACTAGTGTAGTAGCTATTCATTATTATATGGAGTAATAACCACCATAGGTAAATGGAGCCATCGCTATAAAAATGTGTTGAAGAGACATAGCCGTGAGAGGTTTGGTTTCTTAGATCTCCGTAAATTTTATCCGTTAAAATTGCTTTAAGGTTTGTAGCTATATTTTTCCCTAAGCGATGTACTATTCCTGGGTGTTCGAGCAGCATAGTTAATGGGTTTCGTTGTTGATCCCCATTGCCGTGATGAGTTGTCGGTTCTTCCCCTTGCTGGCTAAGTAAGTAGCGCAATGAGTTCTCAATTTGAGGAATAAGGAGATGGTTTGCTGTTAGAAAATCGCCTTGAAGACCTGCCAGTAATCCCTTGCTAAAAAATTCGATATGGCCTACTGGTACGAAGGGGTGGTTTCGTAGTAATGCCTGAATCGCTTCTTCATGAATGTGGTGATTATCCATGACTTCATTGAGCGCGGGGCGTATTTGTGCGCTGACCTGGAGTCGATGGTCATCGCGCAAATATTGCATCATCGAGCTCCATAGAGCCTCATTCTGAGATTCCGGATCTCTTCCTGAACCTGTTACGTTTGCAACTGGCATCCCTTCGTGATCGATGTGTGTTTGACTTCCAACAAGGTGGAATATGCTATTTTCAAGAATGATGTTCGCTTGCTCTTTAACTTTCGATATGTCGGTAGGTTTCGCTACCAATAGAGCAAGCCTCATTAGGGCATCAAAGTAGTTGACGCCCTTCACGAGTTCAATACATTGCTCTGCGATCTCAGACATGTCTCCGGAGGAGAAGCTGATCTCCGTCATCTGATGCAGAGATTCTCTCTGCAGATCTCTCATTAACTCATATAGTTCGAGCCGGCGCTGTCGGCTGTTAGGAACATTCTGAAGTGCATCAATCGCTTGCATAATGCAGCCGGAAGCAAGCATCGCATTATGAAGCTCTGACTCTGCAATATGACAGTTCGCGATTTCTTCGAATATTTTATAACGCTTTTCCGAGTCCTTGAGGTCGTAACTGCATAACCGTGCGATGTCTAAAGAGTCAGTCGCAAAGTGATAGTTTTTTGCTTTTGCTAATGCTTCGCCAAGGCCGAGCGCTTGATCATAGATCCACTGTGAGTCCTCAATTCTATAATTGAAAGCAGCGCGCAGTAGTCTTATTCTCAGTGCTGGATTGCCATTTGCTTCTATTTGCTGAGTTAAATGTTTCTTTAGTAGTTCGGTCGCTGATGTGTATAAGTCCGGTCTTTGCTTGCGGAATTTAATGCTTAATTGCAAGGCTCGCTCTAATCGTTTGAACGCGTAGTACCAATCCTCACTTAAGAATAGTGTGTTTGCGGATTCAATGTATGCAGTTATTGCACAATATGCTGGCGCTATCGCTCCACGTTTTTCTACCCATAACAGATCACTCACTCTCGCCCTTAATTCAGCATCTTCAATTTCAGAGTGGAACTCTAGCAATGCTCCAAGAGTTTCGTTGGTGAAAAGTCCGGGGCGAGCACTTGTCTGGTTGTCTACAGTGAACATTGCGGAGAAAGGTATGTTGGAGTTGTTCGTGTCCAACATCATCGAGCAGAGCGATGCCAAGACTTTGGTGGCGTTATTCGTATTGTCTTCCGTAAATAACCACGCGTATGAGTCGCATAGTTTATTTGTTGATTGATTAATTACGTATTTTATGTCGACTTTTCTTAGTTCTTCTATTGATATATTTATTTCATTTATGGGCATGTTCGACTCCCTTCGGTAAATGATGCTATCTATAGCTAGGGGTGACAAATTGGTCAACCTTATTAAATTCAGTGGGAGGTCAGCTTTGCTGGTAGCCCAGGTCTAGTTATTCCAATCGACACCACCATGACTGCGCGTAGGCGCATCCATCGATGTATTCAATTCCGCTCAAGACAAAACCTGTTACAGCCATCCCTGCCAGCGTCGCGTCCAACAGTCGCGGTAAAGGGTCCGGTTCAAGAGGCATACCCACTTCCAGCCGAGCCACATTGGCGCTCCGCCCAAGTTCGACATTGTTCTCTGAGTTCACCATCACATTGCCCCGAATCGCCGGATAGCGTCGCCGTTCCTGAGGCGTCAGCGCTGTTCCTTGTCGACGCATAGGGGTAACTAGCATATGCATGTGCTAGCCCGCCCGTTCGCCATTGTCACGATCGAACAGGGCTTCAATCGCATAGGCCAGAGCGCCATCTGCCTGCTCCAGGAGATCGCTGAGATCGTTGCGATCAATCACCTGATTCCGGTGCAAGGCGTAGGCCTGGTCCAGCAAAACTTTGTGGTGGGCCCCGGGGTGTTCGAGCAATGCGGCCTCGCCTCTCAGCATCCTTTCCCACTGCGCGATAGCCCTGGTCTTATCCCCCGGCGTTTTCAGATGTACCGCGATCATCCCCGACTCCTTATCAACAAATACTGTATGTATAAGCAGTATTATGGCTGAGTTCGACAAGCAACAGTGGACCGATGAAAAGTAAGTAGGTCGGCAGGCCAGGACGTAGGCAAAAAGTGTCGAGCGAAGAAAAAAACATCAAAAAAAGCACTTATCCCCCTCCCGCCGACGGACTTCGTGTCCCTTTTTTGTGCAATGGTGGGTAGTGGTGCAAGTCAAGGGCTTAGCCAAGCCCGCTGCGGGATCTGTAAGGCGTACGTCAATTTCAAGGAGTGCAAAGTTTTGCAAAGTAGTGCAGCGGCTTTGCGCTGCTTTCAAATCACGCCGGGGTGAGTGACTAATTTGCAAAGACCTGTTTTGCAAAGGAATATCTGGTGAAAAATGGCGATTTACCGAGTTTTTGATTTCTTGAAGGTTCGCACCAAGAGGGTTCTGAGAAACGTGAGAGCAGTATTAACCTTTCTGAAAGCCCCGGTGTAGCGGGCTTTACGCGCTTTTAGGCATTTCAAACGCGAACAGCGCTTGTACGACTAGTTCGGATGACCTCAATCGAGCGATAACTGCCTCTGGTCAAACTCAAAGAGCGACCAAAAGCAGCTATTTAGCGATCTCGTCAGATCAGGGGCACTTAGTGGAGCGTGAAGAACTCGTTCCTTGGTCTAGCGGGCTACCAATTTTTTTCTACTCTGAAGGAACGCTTGGCAATGCGTGTACGGAGTAAGTCCTGCTTTCGCCATTACTGTAAGAATGGATTTCGCTTGTAAGATTTCGCGCTCATCCTGAGTGAGATATACGAGGCCGTAATGGGGGTGACGAGCATCTACAAAATCGAGAGTTTTTTTTCTGAGATTTATTCTATTTAACGTGATTTGTGTGTTTAGCTCGGCAGCTTGACCTGTAGGCTTCAGTTGGAATGTTCTCGATCCATGTGCAACAGCTTCACATACACGGTCAAGTCGTGTCGCGCCGCTACCGGTATATAATGAAACCGAAGGCTCCGGCGGTTCACCATCCCGAAGGTCAAACCACATCCCTGGTGTATCTAACCAGCTTGGACGAATAAACCTAAAAAGATAATCAGGGATGACACTTGAAGAAACAGAGGTTAACTCGTCAGTCATATATCATCCTTAATATTTTTTCGACATTATGAGAGTCTCTTGAATCATCTAATATCGCTTCTCCGCTGATAGAGGGAAAACATCCATTCAGTCCTGGCTTTACATAAGAATAGATCAGGTCTGAATTATCTTTTACTTGTAGGTCAAGCAAGCTATTACCGTGCTCTATGGTAATGCCAAATTGGCCGCTTTTGCTTTCTATGTATACGGTTGACTGAAAATTTTTGAAATATGGAACATATCTTAAAAAGAAAATAAACGAGTCTTTTGAAGGAGATGCCATAGGTGCTTTCTTATTGTCGCGCTCGTCAAGGTACTTGGAGGTTGCATCGGCGACGCTTGTCAAAAAGTCAGCGTAAGAGTTGTTTTTCAGCTGTCTATAGGTGCACTCTATAAAATCAGTAAAATTCCATCCTGGCTTTTTATCTTCTAGGTCAATGTTGTCTAAAAAAACTAGCCATTCATTGAGTAGGGAGACCTGCGTCCTGTCATTACCAAATTTTGTAAGTGTTTCAGTGTTGTGATGCTTGCTGAAAAACTTGCTCGGTTTACGTTTTTTGATCTCAATAAAATAAGTAGGAGAACCAGACGCATCCTTTACAAGAGCATCCTGTTCTACATCATGACTAACATGAAAGTCTGAAAGTCGATGATAAAAAACTTTACCGGTCGGTTTGTTGGTCGTCATCTTTCGCGTCCATAGTATCAATGACTGCCATAAGTTTATTGGCGAAGTTGCGCGTCATTGATTTGGTCATTGCAATCGAACTGAAAATTCTATCGGACCCGCTGTCTGAATCAACAAAGTCAATACAGATGACTTCGTTATTCGCATGTGAAATACCAAAAGCATTCGCAAATGCCGGCGGTGCAATTCGGGTAGGGGCAGGCGAACCATCATCAAATTGCTCGTCCAAATTCTCACTCATCTTAACTCTCCTAAACCAAAATTCTAAAATCTGCAACTATAAGCGATGCAAGGAATCGTCAAATCACCGATTTACACATGCAAGTAATCGATCACAAATGTCCAATCCTACGCCTCGATTTGAGCGCCCGCTTTGGCATAAGTCTAGCATTTTACGTTGAGGTCAAACTATTTTCGGTGCGCGCCACGGAAAGGGGGCATGAATCACGGTAGACATACCCACCATGAAGACCTTGCAGCTCGTTCCCGTCGATAGGAAATCCAGGTGAAGGTCGCTTGTGAGGGAAGCTGTCGTGGACTTAACGTCAGCCTCTGGCCGGAGGCCGGGGTGTGACCGGCTAGTCTTTTTCGATCGCTATCAAGTGCGCTATGCCCTGCTTAATAAAGCCGGCATTTTCACCAATCCGGTCTAGGGCA